CCAGATAAATTATCGTGAACAATGTCCGCGTCTGTAGTTGTAAATTCACCTGTGCCAGCATTATAAGTTATTCCAGTTCCACCAGTAAAATGAGCTCTTACTTCAGAAGCACTTGGCCCTGTATAAGTAAAGACTCCAGTAGAATTGTTATATGCAAAAGATCCATCTCCTCCTGCATCTGTTGCTGCTAACATTCCTTTGATATTTGTAGAATCAATTTGAATATCATCAGCGTTGGCTATAATACCTTTACCACCAATGACGTTTAATGTTTTACTCGTAGTAATATCTCCGCCGCCAGTTAATCCAGTACCGGCAATTACTGAAACTCCACTATGAGCAACATGTTCGTCAGCTACAAAATCAGCGAAATCATCGTGTTTATAAAGAGAGTATAATTCTGACGAATCAATTTTAATATCACCAGAAGCTAATCCTATACCTGCACCACCAGTAAAGTGAGCTCTTACTTCTGCTGCAGATGGACCAGTGTATGTAAATTTACCAGTAGCCGAATCATACGTAAAGGATCCATCTCCTCCAGCATCAACAGCTATCAAAGCACTTCGAGCGGCACTGTCTGCTCTAGCAGTTGTATAATAAAGATTATTTCCTTCTGCTAAATTAGTAGTTGTTTTTGTTGCAAGACTAGCATCAAAGTTACTGTCAGCACCTAAGAAACTTCCTTCAAACGGTTTATTAAAAACAAACTTATCTCCAGTTGCCGCATAAGTTAAAGTTGCACCAGCTCCATCAACGGTAATACCGCCGCCATCAGCAGCTGCAGCATTTGCAGCTCCTTTTGCAATTGTAATATTCTTATCAGCAACGTCTAGTGTTGTTGAGTTGACCGTTGTTGTTGTTCCAGTAACTTGTAAGTTTCCGGAAACAGTCATTCCTGCAAAAGTAACACTGTCTGTAGTAGCAACTGGTTGTCCAATAGCTATAACTCCAGATCCAGCCGTATACGTTACTCCAGTTCCACCACTTAACATTCCTCTAACATTTGCAGAGTCTATATTAAACTCACCGGAAGAAACACTTAAACCTTTATTTGCAGTTAAGTGAGCTCTTACTTCACTGGCAGATGGACCTGTATATGTAAATTTTCCTAAAGTAGAATCATAAGAAAATGATCCGTCTCCTCCTGCATCTACAACATTAAGATACGTCCTTATTGTTTGCCGGTATAAACTTGTGAGTTCACTTGAATCAATCTTAATATCACCAGAAGAAATAGCAATACCAGTTCCTCCAGTAAAATGATTTCTGACTTCTGTAGCAGAAGGACCAGTGTATGTGAAAACTCCAGTAGAATTATTATAGGCAAAAGATCCGTCACCTCCGGCGTCAGTAGCAGAAATAATCGTTCTTAAATTTGCTGAGTCAACATCAAAGTTACCTGTTGATGCATTATATACTAAGCCTTTATCTGCAGATAGATGCGCACGTACTTCTGCTGCAGACGGTCCTGTATATGTAAATACACCAGTTGAATTATTATATGAAAAGCTACCATCTCCTCCAGCATCAACCCCGGAAATAATTGTTCTTAGGTTTGCAGAATCAACATCAAAGTTGCCTGTAGTACTGTTGTAAACTAAACCTTTATCTGCAGAAATATAACTACGAATGTCTTGTCTAAAATAACTTTGTAGTTCTGAAGAATCAATGCTTAACGTGTTAGTATTATTATCATATTTTAAACCAAATCCTTCTAAAACAGCACTGTCAAGAGTTAGATTAAAATCACTATCAAAATTTTCTTTTGTATAAACTTGTTCTACATCAAACTGAAAAACACCAGTAGACGAGTCATAACTTAGATCCCCGCCTGCAGAAAAATGAGATCTTACTTCAGAGGCTGATGGACCTGTGTAAGTAAATACTCCGGTTGTATTATTATAACTGAATGAACCATCACCACCTGCATCATTGGCAGAAATAATTGTTCTCAAATTTGCAGAATCTACATCAAAGTTGCCAGTAGATGAATTGTAGATTAAACCTTTATTTCCAGTAAAATGAGCTCGTACTTCTGCAGCACTTGGACCTGTATATGTTATGACACCAGTTGCCGCATTATAACTAAATGAACCATCACCACCCGCGTCTGTTCCGGAAATATAACTACGAATGTCTTGCCTAAAATAACTGCTTAATTCTGCAGAATCGATTTGTAATTCTTTAGTTGCTGAATCAAATTTTAACCCATCTCCATCAACAAAATAGTCAGCGATCGCCATATTAAAATCACTATCGAAGTTTGCTCTAGTATAAACTTGTTCAACATCGAATTGAAAAAGACCAGTCGACGAATCATAACTTAGATCTCCACCTGCAGAAAAATGTGATCTTACTTCAGAAGCAGAAGGCCCAGTATAAGTTATTATTCCTGTAGAATTGTTATATGTTAAACTTCCGTCTCCACCGACATCCGTAACGCTAGTCGATTTTCTGACATCAGAATCAAATAATGACCGAGTTATTCCAACACTATCAATAGACTTTGGAAGATTTATGAGAAAATCGAAATTTCTATTTTGTCTTGCACGTACATAAGGAGAATCTACGATGTCAAAACCAGATGAATCAAGAAGTTCAAAACTAGCATTAACAATAGCGAGTGAAGCTTCTGAATCTGGATATATTAAAAAGTTGATTGGAACTGAATCCGTAACAGAATCTGCTGGAGCGTTATTACGGCTGACAGTAATTGTAAATGTATCAACAACTTTTTCAAAAATGCTGTTAGCAAGATTTTCAAGAGTGTGTGCCTGAACAGTTTTTATTAATACAGATTTAGATTGACCTTGTTCTAAGGATATTGTGAGTCCATATTGGCCAGAAACAAATGGTCCTTCTTCACTAGGAGACTGTGAAATCCATCCTCTTACTTCTCCCTGATCCAAACCAGGTTGATCTACTATAATAGCTAAATCAATAGAAGCGACAGTGTGATCTAAAGTTATAGTAGTGTTATTGGGAACTTCTACTGTTGATCCATCTGCTTTTCTGTATTTTAATATGTCTGCCATTATGCTTCATCTGAATCTTTATCTACTTTTTCAGGAGCATTATCTTGAGCTTTATCAACCTCATCTTGGTTTTCATCTTCGACTTCTTGATCTAATTCTTTAGTATCTTCTTCAGATAACTTAAGAACGTTTTTCATAACCCATTCTTTAGTAAAGTATTCACCAACATGTGGTTGTATCATATCAAGTGTTTGAATTCTTTCTTTTAGTAGTTCACTTTCTTTAAGTTCACTGAAGTAGTTATCTCTTGAATACTCAACTTTTATGTCTTCTTTCCAAGAATCCCAGTCAGCTTCAGTAATAATTTTCTTTAGAATCAACTGTTTCTTTAACACGTCCATAAATAAATGAGAAAACTTATTTCTTAGTCTATCAATAAACTTTTGAAACTTAACTTCGTCTCTTGAAATTTCTGTTGATCTTCCTAAAGAAAACTGTTGCTCTTGTTCTAGTCTGTTTATTGGAACATTAAGAGCCCTGTATACTCTCTTTTGAAAATAAACAATGTCATCTATCTGTCCAAGATTTTCTCCACCCGGTAATGAAGTTACTTCAGTTCCTCGACCACCTTCTCTTCTTGGTAGCCAAAAATCTTCAAGCATTGACATATGTTTTCTGTCATCTTTAAGTTCACCAGTATTTGCATCATACACTAATTTATTTCTAAACTTAACCATGATGCTCTTGAGGTATTCTTCAGCTTTTCCTTTTGGAAGATTACCAACATCAACATAGAATATTCTTCTTTCTGGTGCTCTTGCTAATCTGTATATAACAAGAGAATCTTCCATCATTCTTAACTGGTTAATAGGCTTTATTGCTTTGTGTAAATGTGAAACGACTTTTTTACGTGATTCATCTAATAGACCAGAGGTTACATAACTAATAGAATCAACATGAAACTTAACAGCATTGTTATTTGCGCTGTTTCCTGGTTTGTCTTGATATATGTAGTATTCTTTTACTTCTTTTACAACATCAGCATTTGTCTTAGGATCTTTTTCTTTTTTGATTTCTTTTACTTTTCTCATTTTCAATGAGTCAATAAATCGTATCTCTTGTATTCCACCTTTTTCATTTCCATCAGGAACTACTAAATGGTGGTATATTCTCCCGTCAGTATACCATCTTTTAAATACATCATGGCCTAACTCCTTAAAGTTAAGCATTGATAGTATACCTTTAAATTCTTCTTGTATGGATTCTTTAATTTGGTCAGTAGCTTCAATATCATCTAGACCAATTGATACCGTACCAGCTTCTTCATCAACTACTACCGCTTCATTAACAATATCTTCAATGGCCGCGTCTACTTCAGGATGAGTAGCGACTCCTCTGTATTTCATTATCAATGAATAATTATCTTTTGCGTTGTTACCGTCAATGTCAACGTATTGTCCATAGTAACTTCCTGAGGCAGTAACATATCCTGCACCGTCCTCACTTTGAGCCGGTACTACAGACTTTAGTTTATTGCTAGGCTTGCTAGCTCGTTTAATCTCAAAACCGAATAATTTAATTGAATTCTCTTCTGCCATAACGACCCTTTAGTTTGTATTTGCAAGGGGCATTGCTGCCCCTCACATTTATTTATTCACTGATTAAGAGCTTGTGAATGCGGTAAAGTTACGTCCAGTAATATTACCATCACCCGCAATCGCAGTATTATTTTCTCCACTTTCCCAGTAATCAATCTGCCACTCGATAGAGAATTCTTCTATCTGATCGTTAGCATCATATGCTAGATCTATTGCAGATACGTTTGTTGGAAAAGCTCCTACAAATCTATATGAATAAAGACTTTGTCCGTCTTTATCCAATTGCTGTACAGAAAGATTTCCTTTGTAGTCACCAGGATTAGACAAACCAGTGTTCGCCTCATGCGAATTCATCTGTCTCATCCACTTTTCCATAGATGACCTGATCATGAAGTCAGTGTCATTATAGATTGTTATAACCCAAGGTTCAAAAGTTCTGTCACCAGCAAAGTTGATTGTACGACCTCTAAAGAATCCAGGTGCAACTCCCATTGTTGACGCAGGAAGTTGTGCTGCTCTACATAAGAACTGTAGTTTAGAATCAGATCCACCTAATCCAGGTAAAGATGTTCCAACATTGCTTGGAGGTGTACATGTAACCTGATAGAGATTAGCACGTGCGCCACCACCAGTGAGCGCGGTTTTGAAAGCTTCTATGTTTTGTATAGCCATTTTATTATCTCCTTACCAATATTTATACAGTTCCAACAACTTCGCTAAACTCAACGCCTGATCTTACTCCAACAAAATTAAGTGTGATGAAGTTGATTGATCTTGCGGGCTTAATGAAGATGTTAGCAACAAATTGATTAGTATCAACAATCTCTGGACCATTATTTGTTTCATCACAAACTATCTTAAAGTCTGTGATTCCACGTCTTCCTTGAATGTTTCGAAGAACTGGCTCTACAATGCCTGTAAATTCTGATCTTGTAAATTCATCATTGAATTCAAAGATAGTAGCTTTTGCAGCTGTAGATATTGCTCTTTCAAGTACAAGAAATAGACGTCTAACATTA